TCTCTTACTTTTTGAATTGCTGTGTCTAGTAAGTTTAGACTTAGTGCTCTTCCTGTTCCTGAGTTATAAGAAACAGACGCACCAGCGTTCCATGCACCAGATGTTCTATCATTTAGTGTTAGGTCGTAAGCTCTTGACCTAGCTTCACCACCACCAACAGCAGCTCCGTCTTCCATAACAATATCGTCAATAGAAGTCATACCTGCTCTTGAGAAAATGTAAGCTACGTCACCATCAGCGAATGTAGTTCCTGAAGCAACTGTAACAGCACCAGTAGATGTGTTTACTGCAGAAATAGCAGAACCAGAAGTTCTGTCATGTCCTGTAGCAGAAACGTCATATTGAGCTACTGCGTCACCAACTTTGAAGTTCTTAGCAATTGCTGCTGGAACTGTGAATGATGTCGCACCACCGGCTGATGTCAAGTAAGCTGAACCTGCGTTCAACTCTTCGTTAATTTCTTTAATGTGGTCCAATTGAGCATTTTCGTTTTCCAATGCTAGAACATCACCAACACCACCTTCTAGCTGTGCAGTGAACACTGACTTCACTGAAGCACCAAATGTGGTTGAAACAATTCTAGGTAAACTAGATACTGATTCAATGTTGGAGATATCAACAGTTGGGATAGAACCTGTCTCAGTTACTGGTCTTGAACGGCCAGAACCTCTATCAGTTCTTACCCTCCAACCAGCAGTATTTCCCCAGACCACTCTAGGGATAGCGTTGAAAAATCTGGTTTGGTTGTTTAGAGCCTGCCAAACTTTTCTTCCGTATGTTGTGTTGAATATACCTGTAGCAGAGTCAACAGTGAAGTAAGATTGTTTCTGTAGGTACTCGTTACCGAATACAGACTGATACAATCCTCTTTGAGACTGTGCAAGATATTCACTTAAACTTGGGTTTGCCATTGTTTTTAAATCTCCTGTAGTTTGTTTTTATTTATTATCCTAATAGTTCTCTTGGGACACCATCGGTGTTTCCTTGTTCTATTTGGTGTTGCATTCTTCTTAATTCTGAGTAAGAAAGCTCTGCAAGTTGTCCGGCTGTGTCAGCAGTTGCAGTTGATTTTTGGATAGGTGTTGTGTCATCTATACCAAAACTGTTTACTACTTTTGGAGCCTGTAATCCAGTCTCTTCCCTGAATCCCATTTTTCTGAGTCTTGCTTCAGATTCAGCTTGAACAGATTTTTGAATGTTAGCCTCAGTTTCAGCTAATTGTTTTTTCAAAGTTTCTAACTGTTTCTTCATTGCTTTCATGTCGTCAGAATCATCGTCATCGTCCATACCCTTCTCATCTACAGGTTCGTCGGCTGCTTCGTCATCGTCGTCCTTGTACATTCCCTTCTCTTCTTTGTCCTCATCATCGTGAGCACCTTTTTCCATCTCATCATCATCATCGTCTGCCTTTTTCATAGCTTGGATAGTGTTTTGCTGTTCCTCAATTTTTGCATCTATTCCTGCATCACTTTCGGAGTCGTCAGCACTTTGTGGAGTACCACCTGTTGGGTCTGCCTTTCTTTCGTCACCAGAAGCATCTGAGCCAGCATAGCTGTCTCCTTCTGAAGCTTTAAGAACTGCTTGTACCTCTGCAGCGATAGACTTCACTAGTTCGGCTTTTGCAAGAGCTTCGGCTTTTTCTATTTCCTCTTCCTCTTTGTCAGCTTCTTCTTTAGCCAATCTTCCGTCCATTTTTTGTAGGACTTCGGCTACAGCTGCTAGAGCGAGATTAGTGCCTTCCATCTGCTTCTCAAGCCTTTCGTTTAAATCTGCCATAGTTTAAAACCTCCTATGAATTAAATTTGTTCTTCTTATCAAACATAAAAGGTTGGTCTTAGCCATCCGACCTTTTAAATTATGGAAAGAAATATAACGTTATATTTAACGCTATTTTATTATACTGAAGAAATCAAAAAATCCTACTCGATTATAATATGTTTATAGTAACTATTCGGAATCTGGCAGACCTTTTGAATCTAATTGAATCATTTCATTACGAAAATCGTATAATGGCACCTGTAAAAGTTTTTTCAATTTGTCACATTGATTACCTTCTGGTAATGACGCTTCTACTAAATCTAATACTTTCCCCACCATTTTAGAATGACGGGCTATAATATACTCTTGTGATGCTGTTACATCTCTAATATCCATTTTTTCTCCTCCTATTAACTTATCTCCAAAACTTTAGGTAATAAGTTTTGAAGCTCTCTATCTAATCCGTAATAAACTTTAGACCAAGCCTCTTGTAAAAAATTCCGCCTAATTCTTAATGAGCCCATTTTTAATCCAAAGTTATTTTCTGCATTGGCTGTGTACCAACGTCCACTTGTTTCTCCCTTTACAGGCTTAAATCCCGGTGAATAGTGTTTAGTATGTGCTGACACCGTAAACCGTTTACCGTTTCTAGTCCTCGTATGTTCTCTAGTATCCGCTGTATAACTATAAGGTGCCCCTGTATTGGGGTTTGTGCCTTGAGGAACAAAAACAGATTCAGATTCTATATATTTTTCTGGTAAGCCTACAATAGCAGCTGGGCCTTCCCAATCAATAGTAAAACTATCCTCTTCTGCCTTAATTGACAAAAACTTACTTATATCACCCACTTCTGGGGGTAAGAGTTCTATACATCGTTTTAGAGTTTCTTCGGCTAGCTCTTCCATAATCTGAACAGAAGCTTCAGTCTCATTTGTAGGTTGTGGTTTCCTAGGCATAGTTTATTATACTGTTTTATGCCTCTAAGTCTCTCCACTTCTCAGGAATCTTGTCTATAAACTTACGTTTACTGTTGTCATAACGATTCAAATAAATAATGTCTTTACCTATATAACCATATCTAGGATGCCAATAAGTAACCAACTGTTTAGGTTTAGTGGCTGCTTGTAGTCTCTGTAGGGCAAACTCATCAGGACCTTTCATAGTTCCACATATATGTAGTTCACCTGTACCTATATCTAACTCGTCAATACGATGGAAGTGTCCTATCATAACACTATCAAACTCTTGCTCCAGGTCTTCATCAAGAGCACCTTCTATTTCTCGTTGTAGATTCTTCCTAAATTGGAATACACTTCGTAGTTTAGTTATTGAGTTTAGTATAGCTCCACTACTTCCAGCACCTGAGATACAATCCCCATGAGTTATAAGAACTACTTTATCATGTATCTTGAATGTAGTCATAAAGCTTTTAGGGATATGAAACTCTATGTTTTTCTGGTTTATACAAAAAGATGCAACCCATTGATACAACATATAATCCCAATCCATATACTTATCTTTCATAGGCGGCTTTCTAGTCATCCTTCCATGATTACCAACTACACAAGGAACTCTGATTTTTGTAAAGTGTGGTGCTAGATACATCAAAGCTTGTCCAATAATACTAGCTCCTCTAATCATTTGCTCCATACAGTTAGCCATATTAGACCTAGCTAACTCTTCGTGTATGTCTCCACTAATCATGTCACCTAGCATAGGTATAATCAACTCGTCTACCGGAGCTATTTGCCTTCGATATGCGGCATGCTTTAGTATTTGATTAGCCCAACCGTACATACGTTTATTGAATATCTCAAAGTTATACTCATTCAAGCCACGCATTTGCTCTTTGAATACATGTTCTCCTATGTGGGTATCAGATAAAGGGGTAACCATGATTTGTTTTTGGTCACCAAAAGGATTGTTTTTTGTGTTTTCAGAATGACGAAGAGGAACTGCTGGGAATGCTTTAGTGTATTGTTGAATGGTTTGGATAATTACTTCTTTCTTAGCATTATCCTTTAAAGAAGATTGATATAGCTTTTTGTAAAAAACAGCCTCACCTTTATGTGTAGCAAGTTTTTTGTCTAGCTTTATTCTTTCAGATAGACTATCTTCTGGAATGGAGCCCTCTTGCTCCTCCCATACCTCGCTGTCGTACCAGCGTTGAATCGTTGTTCGATGCACTTGAACTGCGTACTCTTCTTGTACCCACTTTGCTATTGCCGTCCAAGTTGCTCCCAGCTTTTTTCTTCTTATTATCTCTGATTTTGCCTGCTCTGGAATCATAATTCCTCCTTACTGTTCTCACCAAAATCTTACCACAAATAATACATTGTAGGTCATCATCTTGATTTAAATACATATGCCCATTACATTTCAAACAAAGGTTGCTATATAAATGTGCCATCTACAATCCTAACTTTTTATATGTATCCTCACCAATCATTTTGACTAGCTTTGGTTTATCGTCAGAGTCGTCAAGTTCCTCGACATCTCCTTGTTCTTTATCCTTATCAGAGCCTTGCTTTAATGAATCTGAAGTATAACCTCCGGATTCCCAGGTGGTTGCTAGTTGCACTTCTAAGCCTGCAGGTGCAGCTATTGAAGCATTCCCAGAATCTTTATGCCTTGAATCTCTAGAATCATCCTTTTCATCTAGTAGCTTGATTCGTTCTTCCATATCCTTTTGTTCTAAGTCCGCTGTCTCACTTGGTTTAGCATCAAACTCTACCGGGTTTCTTTTACCTTCAGTTTCTTTAGTTTGAGGGTTTATATCCTCACCACTAGTTTGTTGAGTAAACTTCTTAGAAACCCATTTATTAAAGTCTAGCACAAAACTCTTTACCATCTTCCTCTCAGGTGAATGGTCAGTTATCCACTCAGATAATCGTTGCACACCAGCTTTCTTTTTACGTTTCTTTTTACGTCCACCACCACCGCCATAAGTAGGAGAAAAAATACCAGAGTTAGTTGATGTGAATACAGTTCCACCGCCATTACCAAAAGA